CATGATACCGTTAGCATTCATGTCGATGTTGTGTTCGAACTGTTTCTCATATCCACAATCCTCAGGTATATCTGCTAACACCGGACTTATTTTTTTCACTTTTACTTTTCCGTATTTCTTATTCATAATATCCCATTTTTTGCAATAAGTTTTTGTTTGCAAAAAGAGGACCTAGGTTATATCTGTTTTGTTGATCATTAAATTCACTAAAAAACCTTTTGCTGTTCATTCTACCAATGTCAGTGTATGGCTTACCTTCTGCAAAATGCACAACTTTAGTAGGAGTCAATCCGAGAATTTTGCACCAATGTTGTTGTTCAGTTTGATATTTTTTAACCATGTAATCAACGTCAAACTGTTGCATACATTCCAATCCAATCCCTGTTGCTAATCTATTGGCAACATTTTCATCATTTGCTATCTGCATAGGATCATAAACTTTTTTTCTGGTCATTCTAAGGGCAACTCTGGCATTAGCAATAGGAAATGTTTTGCTCAAACTAAAACTGATAGATTCGATACAGCTAGGGGTTAGATCAATCTGTACATGATCAAATGTTGTATTAGGGAGATATATAAAATCTAGCATAACAGGTACGCCAAGTTTCTCACACTGTTCTATTAGTTCTTTTTGTTGTGGATGTTCGTCACCTAGTCTTGCAAATGGACAACTTAATATTACAACATCGTTAGATTTAATATCATCTTCGTCAATGTAAGCCCAATTGATGCCTAATTTTTTCCAACATTCCATATGCCACCAATACTCACCTTTAAACACTCTAAATCTACGTTCTCTGTGTTTGATATAAAAGTTTATAAAAGTTTCTTGAGAACCTTGTGCAAAACAACTGTGTTTGAATTCATCTATACCTTTAAATTGAAACCTAGGACATTTCTTAAACCATGTTGGAAAGTATTCTTCAAATCTTTTTACAATCCACGGGTCTAACAAATATTTGTTAAGTTGAACACTTTCTGTAAATTCTATTAAATCTTTGTCCTTGATGCAGTTACCACTAGAATAGACGCTCCATGTTTTGGGTCGTATTTCATTGAACTCTTTGCTAACAGGAATATTCCATATGTATTCACCTGGGATATCCAGCTTGTTCTGTGCTGATGCTGTCATCAGTGCCCAAGAGATTTCTATTATCTTGTCTGTATTTTGTTTAATTTCTGACATACCTTCTCGTAAAAGTTATAATCTGTTTCCCATGTAGGATCGTTGTTATCCTTATTATGGTTAGTTCTCAAGAACCATTTTAGTATGGGAGAATCGAATATAAGTTCCCAATAACCTTTTGGTCCAAAAAACAAGCATGAATCAATCACATTATCATGAGCAACATATTTGCTTTGCCATATTAGATGTTTTAAATCAATGCTGTCTATGATGACTTGTTCTAATTCAAAGTTTAAATCCTGTATAATCTGCTGTTGATCGTTTAATACAGTGTCCTTGCCTTCTTTGTTTTCAAAAAAAATTCTAAGTATATTATTATCCTGAGTGGGTGTATCTAATATTATTTGTTCCTGTACAGCACCAGAAAAGATATCATTACCATTAAGATTTATTCTGCAGATGGGTTTTTTATTATTGGTTGAATTTATATTTTTAAATTTGAATTTGAAACTCATTCCATATTATAGAAGGTCTACTTCCAGTTGTCAATGACGAAAGGATCTGCACATTCCATTGGATTTGGTTTTCCATGGAAAACAGCAACCTTATTACCTTTTTGTATGGTTACTGGAGTTCTAAAGAAACTTTTACCGTCTTTGGTTAACAGTTTAGTATCTTTTAGTCCAATCATCTCCCATTTGTAACTTCTGATCCATTCATCTGGCCAATGTGTTATTTCGTTTACTGCTTTTTTTGATATCCAATCTTGATCTCCGTGGTTCTGTTGCATAACTGCACTTGGATTTTCTACAAATTTGTTCCATAAGTAATCCATCGATCCTGCTTCCCAACGCATACAACTTGAGTTGGACAGTTTCCAATCTGGTACTCTACATCTGTTAAAATCTCTAATAATATTGAACTTTCCTGGATGTGTGAACAACTCGTCTATGTTGTCAAAAATAACAACATCAAGATCAAAAAATAATATGTTGCCCTTCAACGGCATGTCTGGACTGAACATCCATAGTTTGCTCCACCATGACTTAATCCACGGATCATTAGGCAGTTTAATTATGTTTATCTCAGGATCTACTCCTGTGGGATCATCAGTTAGACAATGAAATTGAAAAGGCACTGTGGTGTGTCGCTTGACCATGTTGTTGAGCACATTGGCATATTGTGAAGGATACTTGTTGCCCCATTTAACGCATACTACGTGATTCATAACCTCTTTTTAATCCTTCCATTTGTATTTGTTTCCAGTTATCACTATCAAGTGTATAAAGAAAATCGTTTGAACAATTTTCATCATCTCTAATTGTAATACTTTTTATATTTAAATTATCTTTCATCTCTTCGTATATAGAAGTGAAAGGACGATTTTGAAAAGATGTTTCTAGATCTACCTGTCCGATCTTAATATAACCCAGTGATAGTTTAGAGTCTTCCCAGTCGTAGTTGTTTTCTTTGAGCCATGCTCTAAAGCCGTCTATTTCTTGTTTTTTAAAATCATGTGTTGCTTCTGTTATCGTATTTCCCCATTCTATATCAAATTCTCCGGAATAGTATTTCTGATGATTAATCTCTGAACACAATGCTTCAGTCATCTTGGGTGCGTGTTCGTCTCTGTAAACTTCCACTAGTGTTTTGCCCACCTGTGACCAATGCAAGTACACACCTCCTAGTTCTCTGTCGTATCTGTTTTGTTTGAACAGTTCAAAATCTTCTTTGTGTAAATCATGCCTAGGTGCATTTAAAAATGTTGTGATCTGAGAAGGTCGTACCCATTCAGGCTCCACTATGCTTTTTCTATATGACAAAACCCAACTTTCTATCTCATGACAGATGTTGTTGAGCTGTCTTATTGCATACTTTGTTTCTGTATTGGCCTGTGTGTAGTATTCGGATATTTCCCATGCAGTGCCTTGCAGTTCTTCAAAGTATCTGTGCAGTAGATTACAAGAATCGTGTTTTAATCGTAGACCTGGTTTGGACATTTCATCGCCGTCTGGACAAAGTCCTGTCTTAAGACTTGCAGAGTATTGGAAGTCATCTGCAACAAACGGATGTATTTGTTCGTATGGTGGATCAAATGCAAATGAATTTATTTGTTCTATGCTTTTATTAAGTTCTCCGCATAGGAAGTTTAAATCTCTTGTGGAACTTGCCCAGCCTAGGAAACAGAAGTTTTTTTCAAGTATTCTTTTTTGTACAAGATTGTCTTTGAGTGCTTCTATGAATCTTTTGCCTAATGATGTGTTGTATATGTCAATTTTGACTTTTTTATTGTTGTAGTCTATTAGGATTTTATTTTCTAGTGTAGATGGCACTGTTTGCTCCGTGTTCTGCACATTCCACACTTTCAACCCAACATCTTCCATCTGTCTTGACTGTTATTAAATTGTCTGCAAATCTAAAAGCATGTTCGGCAAACTTCTCTGTACCAACACCATCAAACAATCTAATCTCTGCTAGATCCAATGCTTCAAGCTCTTTGAATTTTTCTAGATGAGGATCTGTCATGTCTAATGCAAGTTTATGATCAAAATTATCTTCTAGCCATTTCTTTAAAGGTTTAAGTCCGCCAAAGTCCACTGCCCAATTTTTATTGTCTAATTTCTCACAGCCAAATGTAAACTTAAATTGTAAACTATACCCGTGTAACAGGTGACAGTGTGAGTGATCTGCGTTGGGTTGTCTGAACACACAAGCAAGTCCTATGTTGTGTCCGTATGTTTTAGTCGAGTAGTATGCCATTAGTTTAACCTTTTGTTAATGTCGTCTATGTTTATGCCTAGTTCTTCGCCTTTTTCTCTGAGTGTGTCTGTTAGCTCGTTTGGAATATTTAATTCTCCATCGATGATAGATTTTAAGAAGTGGATTAGCACAGTGAATTCAGGTCTCTGTGATACTGTTTCTGGATCTACTCCGTATTTTTCCATAATGTCAAGCATGGCCTCAGTTGTATCGACCAGTGCCTTGATGCTTTTACTATGCTTATCAAAATGTGCCATTATACAATAATCTTTGGTTTGTCAGGAACGACCACTTTAGAGAATATTCTCTTGTACTCGCCTTCTATCTTGTCGTTGACCATTGCGATAGATATCACGTGTGTCTTAGATATGTCTATCTTTTCAACTTGATTGGCAGTGGAGAAAAATGTACCAAATGCAAGACCCTGTGGACCATTCATCAATACAAGTGCTTTCTCTATACTGATGTATGAGTCTGCTCCGCCTTTGTAATTTGCAATAACTTCTTCACCTGAAGCCAGTTTAAGAGTGATAAGATCTCCATCTTTGTATTTTTCAAACATATTACTATTATAAAGATTATTTAGACTTTGTCAACTGCTTATTAATAAACTTGGCCATGCCTTCGTATGTTTCTTGAAACACATTTCCGTGTTGTGACCATTCTTTAGGCATTTCCCAACGATCGTGGTTTACCACAATCCATCTTGTGTCTGGATCTGAATATCCCATCAATTTGTGAAACTGATATATCCAGTAAGATGGATCTACAGGTTTTTTGTGATATGTGTATCCTTCTGAACCGTTATACAAGTTATTGACTTTGTTTTTTTCTACAGGATGCAGATCAAAACCTAACATGAATATTGCTTTTGGTTTGAACGTAAGTCCTAACACACCTGCGTATGGTCCTGCTCCCCAATGGAATGGTTCGTCCCTCCGTTGGTCACCTGCATAAGGTAAGTTTGGTAATTTTTTAGTATTAGGCCACATAGCAAATTGATCTACCCACCTGTCTCTGGTGTATATTGTTGTGCCTTTTCCTACAGCATTCACAGCCTGTTGGCACATGGGCTTGTCTACACATATTAAATATTCTGTAATAAAATCTCTATAAATTGCATTACACCCGATCACTGTGGAAAACGATTTAAGTGGTGAAATGTCAAATCCTCTTCTAGATTCGCCATTGCCTATTATAGAAACATACTTGGTCATAATACTATTTAATCACCCTGTTAAACTGCTTTAGAGCTACGTACAGCGGTGGTAAAGGCCTGTCTGCAATAGTTGTATATATTACTCATTATCAGCGATTAAACCCCATACAGTACGGTATTGATCCCATGCTTTTTTAAGTGCTGGATATTTTCTTCTCATCTCAATAGCTTGTGGACCTACCATTTCTTCCTCATCTCTACCGGTATCTATGTCCTTTGCTAGTTGAGTTTGTGACACTAATTTACCACGTGTGCCATCTTTGTTTTGCTCGTACACAGTCTCACCACCATCTGGCGATACAAAAATTGTTCCTCTGATTTCTTTTTTCTTACGTTTTTTCATAAATGACTTTGGGGCAATTTCAGGCTACCGTCCTTGCCCCACTTTAACTAAACTCTCGCTCAGTTAAAACTTGTAATTCGTTAATACCTACTATTGTGATCAGCACCTGGGTGTGACCATCTCAGCCCACCTTCATGTTCTGCATCACCTTCATGTCTTGGAATAAAATGTATGTGTGGCCACATGATTGTTTGTCCTGCACACAAACCTATATTCATTCCTACATTAAATCCTTTCATCTTACCTTCTTCGATCCATTCTTTGCCACAGTAGTAGGCAAGTTCGTATGACTTTCCTATTGCCTCTGGTGTGTCTTGTTTTGGAATAAAAAGTGTGTGTCCTGGAACACACGGGTATTTGTCTTTGAACACAGCCGTAGATTCGTTTTCAAAGATAGGTGTGTCGTTGCCTACCCAAGTTGACTCTCCGTAGGTATCTATTGGTTCAAAAGGTTTTTTGTAATTGGACATTGTATTTCTATTATAATAATAGAAATTTCGTCAGTGTGCAACCTTTAGTTTCTGGTTATTGAATAATGTTTATAGACTTGTTGTACTTTTCTTGCTTGGAAATAACAATCTTCTAGTGCATTGTGTAGTCCGGTTCTTTTTTCATTTGGATCACGAGGTACTAGAGCAAACAGTGTTCTCGAATCTCTAATTTGCCAATAGTTCCATGGAACAGGCACTTGCATCTGTGCGTAAAAATTTTGTAGTATTGCATAATCAAACAGAGGCCCTTGGCACCAAAATACATCAACACCCACACACCACTTGTTTAACTGTTTAATAAAATATTTTAAATCTATTCTATCCTCATCTCCTAGTGCTTCTTCTCGTACATCTTCGGCCTGTGTTCCCCACCACTCAACAGTGGCTGGATCTATGTCTCTGCCCATAGCACTTTGAGAGTCTACATCGATTCTATGATATAAGCCTTGGGAAGGTTCAATGTTGTTGTACGGATTAAACTTTACACCACCTATGGTTAAAATCGTAGCATTGGTTTTAGTAGAAAGAGTTTCCAGATCTATCATTGCGTGAATCATAGTATCATTATACTATAATCTAGCTAGATGTCAACTAGGACCTAAGTCCGCACCATTCGAGGAAGTGTACAGGAAGGAAAGCTAGATCGATTGAACGACGTGAGGAGAACTGTTTGAGATAATCACCTGTATTGATGCGATCTTTGTCATCTGGTTTTTTATCGATCATCCTCGTAATATTATTGAACTCTGGTAAATTATTTTTGTTTTTTATACTATCGATGAAATTATTCTTCGATCGATCATCCAACACATGCGGCATCATCCACGAGGTGCCAGTTAGATGGTTTATTTGTATTTCGTGTTTCTCATGATACGTGTTGTAGAATTCGGTGAATCCCATCACCGACAGATTAGAGATTGTTGATATGAATCTTATTTTATGACCGTTTTGTTCTATCATGTTAATCCTGTTCTTAAAGTTCTTCCAAGTGACTCCGTGTCTTATAAGTTCAAATAACTCTCCTGTTGATTCTCCCGATATTTGGAATGTAACATTCATTCCTTTGGTCTTTTGCAACACCTTTCGCAATCTTGCATCACTAACTCCTAATCCTGTTGTTATGGTGATTTTTTTCCCATGTACATAATCTAGCATTTGATCCAACTGGTTGTTCAACAAAGGTTCTCCTCCTAGAATGGATACACTCTGTAGTCCTGTAGACAGTTTGATCTCCCTGAGTATCTGAGCAAAGAACCTAGACTCTATGCCACGTGATTTTTGTTTCATCTTGGCCCACAGGTTACTCCAATTATCATTTTGCTTGACCGGAACACCGTCCAGCAAATAATCACCGTTCTTTTCTATATCTTTTTGCCACGAAGAACTCCATTCAGGCGAACAGTACATGCAGGTGAGGTTACAATCTGTGCTCAAGGAAATATCAAGATGTCTTATTGGTGCGTGTGGATCTGATATTTTTGTGTCATTTATGTATTTCTGTCTTGTACTAGTCAGTCTCTGTTCTTCATACTTGTAACAACCATGATGACAGGACACACATGACTTGTTGTCCAACATAAGCCTTCGGTCCTCTAACATAGTGTCTGTGTGGAACAACCTGCCTGGATTTGCCTCTAACCAGTCTAGGTTTACCCTTTCGGGATAGGCTTTGCAACAGTTGTACAATAATCTGCCTTGTACATGTATCATCAGATCGGTAAATTTAGCAGAACAATAGTAATCCATGTGCATATTTACGTGCTGTGTGAATCACTGTTTAGGTAAATGTTAACTAGGCGTCTATTGAATTTGATGGCTTAGGATTAGTCAAGGTAGGTTTATTACCATCCTCTAGGTATTTTTGGAATTCTGCCAATTGATTCTCATCATAGCAGTGTATCTCTCCAGCTGACTGTGGATATATTTGTTGCATATATGCTGTCGTATGTCGTGCTGTAGAATAGCAAGTCTCGTGGGAGTTGAAAGTAGTTGAAGGATCAAATACAGCTTCACACTCTGCGCCGAAGCATATTATCATAACCATTACAAAACTGTTCATGCAAATATTTAATTACTTTACAAGATTTGCAATCTGCTACTTTTTCTTCTTGCTAAAAGTTTTGATTTTGGTGTCTAGTCTGATAAGGTCGTTGTCCATCATACGCACTCTGTCTATTAATTTGATCAGTGTTGCTGATGTGGAACTTAATTTAGGAGTAATTTCTGTTGTGATATACTTCCAAAGGAACCATATAAAGTATGCAAGAAAGAACACAGCAACAATGGGAAACCCATAGTCCTGTATTATATTGGTTACTGTGTAATAACTCTGTGTGACTTCCATCAGTCTTTCCTCGCATCATTCTTGCCGTCTGCCCTGGCCACCCTATCTGTGTCTACAGGCAGTCCTAACTGTTCAGAAACCTGTTGATCTATTTTTAAGATGTCGTTGTTCATTGTTTTAACTCTGTTGTCTAGTTGCAAGATCACAGTCTCGATGAACTTGATAGAGTTAACAATGCCATTTAGGATGTACTTGATAATGAACAGTATGAACACACCCATTCCCACCGTGGCGGCAATTGGTAATCCTAACTCTGCTACTAATTTAAAAAACTGTGTCATTATATGTGTATTTAACGTGCCAAGGTGTACACATTCACAGGTTCGGTTTTACCCTTGACTGTGATGCAGTCAACAAATTCAAAAGGAAACTTGTCGTCTATGACCTTCTTTGTTGCTTCTCCCACTATCAATGTGTGTCCTAGAGTCTTACTTGCACTCTCCAGACGTGCCGCAAGGTTAACTGGATCGCCTATAACAGAGTAATCAAACCTCTGATCCGATCCCATGTTACCAACCAGTGCCTCACCTGAGTTGATGCCTATGCCCACTTTAATGTTTGGTAAATTTTCTGCAGTCAACTGTGTGTTCAGCATGGCCAATTCCGATTGCATCTGCGAAGCTGTCAGCACTGCTAACATCTGATGATTCTCTATCTTCAGTGGTGCGTTCCAAAATGCCATTATGCAGTCACCCATGAACTTGTCCACTGTGCCACCATTGGCAATTATCACATTGGTCATTCGTGTTAAAAATCTGTTGA